GACCCCCTCCCCCCCTGCCTGTCGTCACAAATCGCATAAAATTATTGCAAAAGGCTCGTTTTATTATGTTTTTCGTGTTTTTATGCTGTATCGGGTTCGGACAATTTTGATTATGTCTAATTGTACTTGCCAAATGCCTTATTGATAATTCATTCTCAATTGCCTGCACCGATAGTATCTATGCCGACTAAACGACCAAGAGTAACCTACGAAGCAACAAACCTACCTGCCAACCTCGAGGTCGAGGAAGCTTGCCCTTCGGTCTTTACAGCACAAGGACTTTACGACAAGAGGCCAGGTGACTACGCCAAGTGCGTTCAAATGTTGGCCCAAGGCCAAACGATCACTCGAATCAAAAAGGATCTTAAGCTATCCCATAACACGATTGCAGTCGTAAGGGCTAGAGAGCAGGAGGTGATCGATGCCTCGAAGAAAGTAATGAGAGGTTTGATCGGAGTTGCCAGCCAAATGGCCGTTGAGAAGATGATCGAAAAGCTCGAGGCCGATGAGATCCCCAACGGAGTTCTCCCGATCGCCACCGGCATTCTAATCGACAAGCATCGACAATATGAAGGCGAGCCAACCCAAACCATCGAGGTAAAGAAAACTTTGAGCCTGGACGAGATCAAGGCCGAGCTCGCCACCTTGAAGGATGAAAAGATAGTCGAGGCGGAAGTTTCTGATGCATGAAAAAGATCATCCACATCAATCAGCATAAGATCCGATCGAACCAAAAGACGGGAGATCGGGAGCCTGTTATCACTTGCAAGACTTATAAAGACAATACCTATGGCCACTCGGTTAGCGTGATGGATAAAGATGGAATCGAGGCTTGCAAGATCGTCTATTCCCCCGACAAACCATTGTCTTGCGGGGCGAGAGTTTGGATAGAAACGCAGAACGAGGTCAAAGTTCTTTAAACTATTTTGCCCTGCAAGGTGCTGAAGGGCAGTTACTTAGTTTTTGGGAGAAAAGTTTATCTTGCTTACCTCTACAGATATGCTAGTTTTAAAGCATGAATATTACTGAACCTCAAATTAACCTTATCGAGGGATGACCAATGAACTTTAACCACTCATTCGTTCCCCTCAAACTCGCTGAAGCTCAAGCCTTTGTGGCCGAGCATCATCGGCACTCCAAACCATTGAAGCGACATCGGTTCAGCATCGGAGTAAAGACCGAACTGAAGATTATGGGCATAGCGACCGTCGATAATTGCTCGAGTTCTTGGGCCAATCGACATGATCACATGGAAATTCGCAGGGTCTGCACCGATGGGACCAAGAACTTAGCATCCTTTTTACTCGGTAAAGCGTCGATGGCTTGCTTCTGCATGGGTGCCAAGGTCGTATTTACCTATACCAAGCCCTATGAAGCTTGCAGTAGCCTTTTAGCCGATAATTGGGACATTGACGGGGTCAGCCATAGAAAAGGCCATATGCCTCTTATACGATGGGTAAAAGAATCGCCTTGGGAGAAAAAGATTGAGGGAGTTGTTTTGAATATGGAAACAGGTGCGCGAGTCCCAAGGGACCAGCACCGTAAAAATAAAACCAACCGAATGCTTAAAACTTTACGAGCATGGCAAGAGAAGTATAAGGATGCCGCATGACCGATAAAAAACAATGGGGCGGCAAACGCCCAAACCAAACAGGACGGCCACCCAACCGACCAGGAGTCAAACGAATTGGATTCCAATGCATGGTCGATCCGACAACGAAAGACCTGATCACCCGCCAAGCCGCCAAAACCAAATCATCAGCCGGTCAAGTCGTTGACGAGTTGGCGAAAAGACTGATCGATGACTAAACCAATTTTCCCATGGGAGGATGGATATGATTTCGACGAGATGGTAAAAGAATATGCCAAGACCCATAATTTGGATTTAGGGGTGACCCGACAAAAGTTTGCCGAGTCGCAAATTCTAATCGCCCAAGAGTTCGAACCTGGCCGTTGGATCTCTTCGGAGATGGATAAATTGATCAATATAGATAAGCCAACCAAGAACAGCCCTAAAAAGCCTTTTGATCCTTCACGAAGGTAAGGACACACCTTTAACCCCCAAAAGCCCTCCTGCGTCCTCCTAGAGCCTTCTAGGGCTATGCCGACATTCCTATGAATGCCAATTACCCGAGCATACCCTACCCTATTAGCCCTTTTCGATCCTTCCGAAGGTATGGGGCTTAATCGATGACAAAACGGCCTGACAAGGCTAATCGGCTCCACCGAGTGGAGGGTTGGTCGATGATAACTCTTTTCCGAGCCCAAGGCTGGCGAGCTTGTAGGCTTGGGGAAAGTAGTGGAGGCGGTCAGTCGGTTGGCCGATTGGCGGGCATATCCCAAATGGCCGGCTTGACGGCCTTTGGGTATGCGCGAGCCTCCACTACTTTTAGCCTGTCCATCTACTAGTTTTGAAAGTAGTAGTAGTAGTAGTATACAGTAGCCCTCCACTACTACTAACCAATGCAACTTCGTAAAAGGATAGTACACTTTTAAGACTTCGCAGAATAGATGGTTTCCTTACCCTTTCCTCGGTCCAAAACATTGATTTTTCCCCTCAAAATTCTTAGGATCGATTGCATCCTTTCCTTCGTAATTTCATTATTCGTTATCCCCTGAAGCTTCATTCGCATATTATTCAGCCCCATAATCGACCCTTTTTCGAGTAATTCGAGGAGTCTTTGAGCTAAATTTTCATTAATTTTCTTCGATTCGGAAGCTTGACCCGCCTTCCTAAGAGTTGGATCAAGGTCGGGCTTATGGATAAAATTAGGCCATGAGAACTCGATTACCTTCTTTTCGGGAGTTGGAAAGTTCCTTAAAGTGGCCTCGAGCACCAGGTGATAATCCTCCTCATGGGGAGTCAGGGTAAGAATGGCATCGGGATCTCGGGCAAACACTCCCGAGCCCGATGCTCGGTCAATGTGATCGGTCTCCGCCTTGTTTCCCTTCGAGAAGTGGTGGGCATAGACGAATGCGCAATCGAGCCTTTCGGAGAAGCTTTCCATCTTGTCGAGGACCAGGCCGACTGAGCCGGCATCATTCTCATCGTACTCCCCGCCCAGCTTGTAAAAGGGGTCCACGATGACCATGTCGGGCTCGAAGTCCTTGATCGCTTGGATATGAAGGGCGAGATCCTCGAGTGAACGCTTTTGCCCTCGCAGGCCGCAATACATGAAGTTCTTGGTCGGAAAGTATTCATTGCCCTGGCTGTTGATAATCTCCTTGATCCGTTCCTTGGCGAGGCGGGGCTTGAGCTCGAAGTCGAGGTAAACGACCTTGCATTGCCTGTTTATATTGTGGCCCATCCAAGGGATGCCGTTTGCGGCGGCAATGCCGAGGTGCATGAGGCCGAGGGTCTTCCCCGCCTTCGAGGAACCCGACAGGATCATCTTGCATCCCTTGTGCAGGACTCCCTCGATCAGGACGGGTGGCAAGGTGGAGGGGTCGGAGGCATCGGCCATGACCTGAAAGAGGTCGATAAAGGTCGGGGCGGGCAGAGGATCATCGATCGCATCGTTGACGTGAACCGACGGGACGGGTTCCTGATAGCTTGCTGTCGGGCTCATGCCTGCCAGCATCCGATCATACTTATCGGCCTTCGCCAATGTCTTGGGGTTTAAAAAATCTTCTCTTCGTGCCATGTTTTTCTTGGTTGTTATTTTATGTGATTTCCGCCAATCGTTAAAACGAGGGTTGGCTTTAAAGTGTCTTCGTTTCGAAGGACGTAAATCCTTCGGCCCGCCATTAATTTGTCTGCCGTCTCGACGGCCTGCATGACGGGAATGCCTAGTCGAATAAACCTCCTGACTGCCTTGGCTCGGATGATCAGATCCACTCAGTCTCTCCAAAAGATGATCGGTTGCTCGGCCGACAGGGGTTCGCCCTTTTTCCTTCGCGTTCCCCAAGGGAGTCGGCAAAGCTGAGAGCCGTTTGCAAATCGGACGTCCCCGCCGAGCTTTTGTGAGAGTGTTAGGAAGTCATCCCTTCGACCTGGCTTCCAATGGAACCAAGCATGAAGGCTCTTGCCACCTGACGAGACGATCATCTTGAGCGGAACGATGGATTCGAGTTGCTTGATGAGCCCGAGTTGCTGTTCGAAGGTGATCGCCTTGTCATCGACCTCATGGAGGAGATACA